GAAATTGAAGAGTTCTTTCCTTACAAGGTAATATCAGTAGATCGTTGTGAGGCTGACGATATTATCGCAACTTTGTGTATGGAGTTTGGTACTGAATTAAATACAGGTTCCGAACAGATTCTGATATTATCAGGAGATAAGGACTTTATTCAATTACACAAGTATGCTAACGTGACTCAATACAATCCAGTGTTGAAAAAGTATGTTAGTCATGCGAATCCTCAATGGTATTTAGTTGAACACGTTCTTAAAGGTGATACTGGTGATGGCGTTCCAAATATCCTTTCTCCCGATAACTGCTTAGCAGTTGGTGAAAGACAAAAGCCAATGACTAAGAAAAGAATTGAGCAATTTACGCAGAACCCAGAATCAATGGATGCAGAAACAAGACTAAGGTTTAATCGCAATAAACAAATGATTGACCTTACACAAATACCTCAAGAATACAAAGATCAGATTCTTGAAAACTATAATGCAAACCCAGATGTCGGCCGAGGTCATCTATTTAACTATTTTGTTAAAAATAAGCTTAAGGGTTTAATCGGCGATTTACAGGACTTTTAAAAATGATAAGAAATTCAATAGCAGAAACATTGCTTAGTGCAGGTAAAGAAGAATCGGTAGCAGATAAAGTTACTAATCTTCAGACTAATCAATCAATACCTTTAAAAACAATTCTTCGTCTTATATATGATAAAGAAATTAGTTTTTTAGTTCCTGATAGCACTCCACCTTATAAAGAGAATCGCGCTATTGAGAATACAGAAACTATGCTATATCGCGAAGCAAGGCGAATGAAGATTTTCATTCAAGGTGGCGGGTATGATAATCTGTCTCAGGCTAAGCGGGAAAATTTATTCATTAGCTTGCTTGAAGATATTCACCCTGATGATGCAAAGCTGTTATGTAATAATGTTATTACACATACGCCAATTAAAGGTATTTCAAGAAAAACTGTTGAACAAGCATTCCCAGATTTGTTTACAACTCCAATGGATATGTCTCAAAGGTAAGATATTATGGCTAAGCGGTTTAAGGAATTCCGTGCAAATGATAGTGATAGTGATTGGCAGGATCCTAAAAAACAGGACCGATTACGCGAGAAACAGAAAAAGCGTAATCGCTCAGAGGTTAGGAAACAACGAATTAGCGAAAAAAATAAGTTTTTATCATAAAACCATTGACATTCATAGCAATCCTTGTTATAATGGTTGTATAAATTAAATAAAAGGGTTAACATGGATCACCGAAAAGATAAACTAATACTTGTAGACTGCGATGGTGTGCTTCTTGATTGGAAGTACAGCTTTTACAAGTGGATGGAAGAAAATGGCTACAAAGAAGTTAGAAATGATGTATACGATATAGCAAAGCTTTTTGACATTGAAAAAAATGAAGCAAAGGTTCTTATAAGACGGTTCAACGAATCTGCAAGAATTGGTTATCTTCCAGGTTTTAGAGATGCAATTAAATACGTTAAAATGCTACATAGTGAAGGATATGTATTTCATTGTATTACTTCATTATCAACAGACGAATATGCTGCAAAACTAAGACTTGCAAATCTTGAAAGATTGTTTGGCGAAGGTGTATTTGAAAAATTGGTATGTTTAGATTGTGGAGCTGATAAAGACGAAGGTTTGTTGCCTTATAAAAATAGTGGATGTATTTGGGTTGAAGATAAACCAGAAAACGCCGAATGCGGACTAACTATGGGACTCAGATCTATTTTAATTGAAGATTTTCATAATACCAATTACGTTAATAATGATATAATTAAAGTTAAAAATTGGAAAGAAATCTACGAGTCAATCGTATAAATAACTATATGAATGTTAGGATAATATATTAAATGCCAATGTACTCATTTAAAAATAAAGACGGATCAGGCGAAGTCTTTGATCTTTTTATGAAGATCGCCGACCGTGAAGTCTACCTCCAAGACAACCCTCAAATCCAACAGGTCATAACTAGTGGTACACCAATAATTGATAGTGCCCGCCTTGGTCGAGCTAAACCTGACCAAGGCTTTCGTGATTTACTTACATCTATTAAACAAAACAAATCATACACTGGAAATAAAATTAACGATTGGAAATAGGATTTTTTCAATGGCCTATTACTCCATCGTGAAAGGAGGTTATATGTCAAGACAGCGTCGTTTATCACCAAAAGAGCGGGTAAGAAAAAGTAAAAAGGAAGAAGGTTCAAAAATGGACACCAAGTTTAGTATGAAGCAAATTCGACCTTTAACACCTACTCAAGAGGATTTTTTCGACAGTTATAATGATGGATATAATATAGCTGCTATTGGTACAGCAGGAACAGGAAAAACAATGTGCGGTCTTTACCTAGGCTTAGGTGATATACTAAGTAATGATGATTACCGTCAAGTTATAATTGTACGTTCTGCGGTCCAAACACGAGAGCAAGGTTTTATGCCTGGAACTCAATCGCAAAAAGAAGCTGTTTATTCAGTACCATATGCAGACATTGTAAATGATTTATTTAGCCGAGGTGACGCATGGAGTATCTTATCTCAAAAGTCCTCAGTTAAATTTATGACATCGTCGTTCGTTAGAGGATTAACGTTTGATAATAGTATTATAATCGTAGATGAATGTCAAAGCATGACTTATCACGAACTTGATAGTATTATTACACGTGTAGGCGAGAAATCAAAAATAATCTTCTGTGGAGATACCGCGCAAGACGATCTTGCTGGAACTAGACATAAACACGATACATCAGGATTAACGGACTTTTTGAAAGTTCTAAGCAAAATGGATGAATCGTTTAAAATAATTCAATTTGGTATTGAGGATATCGTAAGGAGTGGCCTCGTTAAAGAATACATCATCGCTAAAGAATGCGGAATAAGTCCTAAGCTAAGATTAGCAAGTTAGGATAAACTAAAACAGGGAATGCCGGCTTCGGCCGGCTGAACCTTTAAGGTATATATTATGAATTTTAGATTTGAGCATAACTCAGAAGCACCAGTCCTTGAAAAATTAACAAGAGCATCTGTAGACGGTAAACGTATTTACCAAACGCCTTCAGGTGCAGGTTATCCGTCCGTAACAACAGTCCTAGGTATTCTTGGAAAAGAAGACATACAGAAATGGCGCGATCGCGTCGGTCATGCAGAAGCTAACAAAATATCTACTCAAGCGTCTCGACGTGGTACCGCAGTTCATAAACTTTGTGAAGACTACATAGATAACGATCCTGATTATTCTAAAAAGCACATGCCTTCTAATATTCAGATGTTCAATGCAATGAAACCTATATTAGATGCTTCAATAAATAATGTATGGTACCAAGAATGTTTCTTATATTCTAATGAATTACAAACTGCGGGCCAGGTTGACTGTATTGCTGAATGGAATGGCGAACTTGCTGTTATTGACTTTAAGACGTCACGCAAGGTAAAGAAAGAAGAATGGATTCTGAATTACTATATGCAAGTCGCGTTCTACGCAAAAGCATTTGAAGATATGACAGGTATTCCAATTAAGAAAGGCGTTATCTTTATCGGAGTTGATGACAACGAACCTCAGGTGTTTGAGTTTAATACTGAAGATTACTTAGAACATTTTAAAGCGGTTCGCGAAACATATAAGGGCATGTATGAAAAAGACGCGGTACATAATATCTGATCCTGACATGGGAATCTTTCTTGGAACATATAATGGATACGATTTGGGTAAAGCTGAAGATGGTAGAGTATACGCGTGCTTTGCGGCAAACAATCCTTTTGGATTAACTACTTGTTGTAGCTTTAAATCTGAACGATCTGCACGCCATTATATAAAAGATATGTTTCCACAAAAAAAGCAAAACGAATTAGTTACTAAAGCAATTGAATGCGACTCAGAGTTTCCAACTGTTATTGATTTAATAAAGAATGGTTTAGGTGAACATACGTTTGATATGATAGATGGTCTAATTGTAGAAGGCAGCCAAACAGTTCATTAAATATTGACATTAACTTAGAAATGGATTATAATAGCAAATATGAAAACGGATAAACAATTAATACAAGAAGCGTTGATGTTAGCTATTAAAGCTCATGAAGGACAAAGACGAAAGTATACCGGTGAACCGTATGCAACTCATCCTATCGGAGTATCTAAAATAGTAGAGACAGTTGAACATACTCCTGAAATGATAATGGCTGCTTTACTCCACGATGTGGTTGAAGATACAGATGTTACGTTTCGCGAGATTAGAGATCAGTTTGGATCTAAGGTTGCTGAGTTAGTTCACTATTGTACTAATGTCTCTGATAAAGTAGATGGAAACCGCACCTTTCGCAAAAAGATGGATGCAGATCATTTTGCGTTAGGACCATGGGAGTCGCAGACAATAAAGGTAGCTGATTTGATTAACAACAGCTTATCTATCATTCCGCACGATCAAAAGTTCTTCCACAAAGCATATAAACATGAAAAGCAGTACTTGTTAGATATACTAACCTTAGCCGACCCAATTCTCAAGGGTCAAGCACAGTCTATCCTAGACGAAGCATGGAATCAGTCTATAAACGGCTGATTTCGTGCTATATTCCTTTTAGTTCTATCAAATTTCATCCATATTCCTTTTTATTCTAAAAATATCTTACTTTTTTCATATTTGCTATTTACATTCATAAAGAACTATAGTATAATAGCTGTATAAATTGAAAAAAGGAACAAAAATGAAATCTACCTATATCGTCAAACAAGTTGCCATTCCAAACGAACTGCGTGATCTTCCGAACCAAAAAGGTTGGGATGGAGCAATCGCTGAATCTGATCACTGGAGAGTAAAGATGGAATATAATGCCGTCGGCTGCAAGAAAGGATTTAACATGGACGATTTAGAATTTTTCACCGATACTTACGAAGTTGAGGCAAAAAGCCTTGACGATGTATTTAGAATCACAAACTTGTGGGATGACGAATCTGCAGTCAAACGACTTAGAGTTGGTCATTCTACTTCTGTCGGAGATATCATAACTGATACTTCAACTGATAAAACGTATATGGTTGATGGATTTGGATTTTCGGAGATAACAGCATAATGGCATATTATAACCACACGGTAGCACCAATAGGTTGTTTTACTGAAAAGGAAGTAGGTAACTACTTTGAATACAGTGTTAATGACACTGGCATG